TGTCAGCTTCAGAGTATTTGATGCCGTGAGGTAGCTTGAAGCGTAGGCCCACAATGTTGTAACCCTGGGGATCTGAGGGCCGATAATCCGTCAAATCTCCATCAACTACGTTAAGCTTACGATTCGCAATATAGGCAAACTTAGGTAAATCTTGGCCGCGTTTGATATTGAATGCTGCGGCAACATTCACGCCAGCGGATAACGCGGACGCCGCGATCTTTAGATTCTGTTTGTTGTCGTGGCCATCGAAGCTGAATGTAAGATGATACCCGAGGCGCTGACATTCCGCCCAATTTCGTTTGATTTTAGTGTAATCATAAAATACAACTAACGGGCCACCATTGGCTGAAATGTAGTTGAAAATTTCAAAGATGTTACGCTTACCGATGGGCAAATCCTGGCCAAACTTAACGCGGCAGAATGTTGCAAACTCTGGCACGATGGTAAAGTCTACATTCTCCCACACAATATCGGAGGTTCCATTTAGGCGAATTGCAATGGGTTCGCCGGGATGTTTAGCAAGCTTGCCTAGGATTGCACAAACAATCAACCGCGCGAATCTTTGCTTGTCTGCTGCGAATGCTAAGGTACGGCGGATTCTGGCCGCTTGTTTGTTTGTCATATAAACTGGATTTCCGGCAAAATGCAAACAGATTTTGCGACAATTTCCAGCGCCGGGGCAAACATTAACGCCGCTGGTATTGTCTGGGGCCAAGTGTAGAATGTATGTTTGAACTTTAGACTTTTCAGTTTTAGGATTTGTCGACAATAAATCACGGTAGGAGATTTTATATTGTTGCGACATTGAAGCCAAATCAGTGGGCAGTTTGGCGCGGCTGTTCAGTGTGGCAGGCATGATTTTAGTTTGAGAATGTTTGCAGAATGTTTGGCTGATTGTTTATGCTTCGCCTGGTAGTTTGATCTCAAGAATTCGAGCACTCCTAAAAGCATTCAACGCGCCCATAACTGCGGGACTGCGCGATAGTTCGGGATTAACTCGCATACCCTCGCTGAACAACAAGAATGCGGCGTTAAATTCTGCCTCAGTCAGCGTGGGGATTTGGCGTTTGTTTGTGGCCATGGTTTGAAACGGTTTGGAGAGGGTCGGTGGAATCGCTTCCCCCCGATGCATGCATCCTGCCAAATTTCAACGGCCTTGCATAGTGTGCGGTTTGGCAAACCGTCCACTGGTGTTAAGCGTTGCGACATGGTACCAGGCCGCGCGATGCTCGCAACATCCGAACTAAAGAGATGAACGCGCCCGCGCGTACCATGGCACCCGCCCATAGGTCAACCGTTGCAACATTCCGCAACAATCAGCGCCCATACCATGCGACGGGTGAGAATCACGGGCAGCGTTACAATTTGAAATGTTTATACTTAGCGCCGCGCAGTCAGCAACACTTAGCGCAGCGCGGCAAGCGACAAACAGCGCCAAACAGTGAGGGTAGGCTACTGCTGCGCAATCCGCCGCCGATAGAGCTACAAACTATCGGCCACAGTAAGCACCGCACAGCGGCGCACAGTGAGCAACGCTTAACACCGCCACCAGTAAGCCTTACAAACTACCACGCCAGGGTAAGGGTGAAGAACTGGCGGCCATCAGTTTGTATCATTTAGCGCGGCGAATCGAACACGCCAGGATGTTTAGCACGAGACGCTAGGAAGGCATCGCAAGGCGCTGCCTAGCGCGAGATGCTAAATTCCTGGCACGAGAGGCTGCCTAGCACGAGATGCTAGATCTCTGGTATCAGGTACTCCCTAGCGCGAGATGCTAAATACTTAGCGCGAGATGCTAGAAATCTAGTGTCTAGCATGAGATGCTAAGAATTTAGCACGAGATGCTAAAGATCTAGCACGAGGTGCTGTTTAGCGCGAGATGCTAGAAATTTAGCACGAGACGCTAAATGCGTTTACGCGCATACCCTGATACGAAGCCAGCCGGACCCTAGATACGAAGCTAGCCGGATCCAATACATTCCTAGCCGGGTCCAATACCAAGCTAGCCGGGTCCGAAGCCCGGCTTTTTCATGCTCACCAGCCATGCCCATCAAAAGCAGCCTTCACAGCCGCTTCTTCGCTTTCATACGGTCCTCCCACGCCTTCTCCATCGTCTTCATACCAATACCAGCCTTCAACCAGCTCAGTGCCCTTGCAGCAGTCTTCAGTGAAGAAATCAATGAGGATCATCAAAGAGGCCTGCCTAAGTGTTCAATGGTTTCAATGCGAACAGTCCTATCAATGGTGAGAGAGCCAATCAAGCCAATTAAACTCCCCTCGTCCATTGAAAAAGCTTGTTCTGCAAGGATGCCCCATGCTTCACAAGGCACGGGAGTAGTTTTAGAGCCTCTGTCAATAACAATGTCAAAGGAAGCATGAGCGGAGCCGTTAGGCGGCTCCTGATAAGCAATAGGACCAAGACGACCAATAAGCGTGAGTTGCCTGCTCATGAGAATTCTCCAACAATGTAATCAATGGGAGCATTATGCCCTGCATTGCCTATGCAATGTTTTCCATCAATGGGATGACGAGCGAGACCAAATGGTCCTGGAAGAGCATGGTTTTTATTAAGCCAGTCCAAAGATAATGGCACTTTACAATGACGGTCCCAAACAATGGTGAAGAACAATGCAGGATCAATAGTATCGCCATATTCATCTTGTATTTCATAACCTTCTTCTTCTGTGCAAAAAGAAATGTATTCCCACATATCAAACCAATCATTTAGATCTAATTCTGGATAAACGCGGAGGCTAAAGCACCATCCAGCGGAGCTTTTGCCAAGGTGCATCTTGTCTTTTTGCTCAATTCCACAATGAGGGCATTTTTGAGAATGAAGAAAATAATTAGTTCCCATAGTCAGTCCTCGTTGATGATGCGAAAATCAGGATCGTTGTCTTTCTTTATCCACCTGCATTGATTTAGTTCAGGAAACACTACAAACAGTTTGTCGTGATGATTCTGTTCGACAATGGCAGTGGTGAGGCGGGTGCCTATCCTGCTTTTGCCTTTCTTGCTGATGGCGAGAATGTTAATAGCGTCTTGCATGGTTTTAAGAAGGAGAGAGCGGGGCGCTTTGGGCGCCCCTTGCTAGATCAAACGGCCTGTAACTGCCATTGCTTTTCAAGCCATTCCTGGCGATCCTGTACGTGCTCAAACAACGCTACAGGCTCTTCACTGTCGGGTTTGGTGCAGAAGAACTTTTGGCAGATGAATTTGCCGCTGCGGGCTTCACGAAAATCAGCAGTCCAGAGGAAAAAGCCCATTTGAGAAGCCACCAGGCTCACGCGGCGCTCAGTGTTGTCATTACGCATGTCTTTCCACCATTGCCCCTGAGTGGAGCTGAAGGAAGCCATGTCGAAGATCAGGCGGATCATGGTTTTAAGCCAGAGGAGAGGCTCGCGCCTCGTTGAACCAACAATACAGCAGAAAGGGGCCTGGAGGCCCCTTGTTAACAAAACGCAACAATGCCCGAATTAAGCCAGTTGCCTTTGCAGGAAGTCCCAAGTCCACTTGCTTTTAGTGGAGGGGCGTAGCAGCTCGTAGCCTTCGTGATCGACGATGGAATCACCAGCGCTGTCCACGTGCCCTTCAATTTCAAGCTGCCAGATGCCTCTGCAAGAGCCGTCAGGGCTATAAATGCCAATGACGTGCTCTCTGTCCTCCATTGCCTGTCTGACGTGGAAAATAAGCTGCTGGAGCGTAGCTGCTTGGTAGGAGCCTCTCGTGCAGGGGAAATAGGGGCCGTTGTCTTGGTAGGTCTTGATGGTGGTGATCATTGGTCGTAAGTGGAAAGGGGCTCGTCTTCAATGGAAAAGGCAAGTTGCTTGAGCTGATCCAGAGCAGATTGAATGATGTAGCCCCTGCTAACAGAGCTTTCATCAAGCAATTCTTCTAGTGCCCTAATTTCGTCATAGAGTTCTTCAATGGAAGAGAAAGTGCGTGCAGCATAGGGCACGCCATATTCATCTTCTGAAACGAAAGAAACAGGGAAAGACATAATCAGCCGTTAATGCAATTATTGAAATACTGTTCAGCTTGCCATTTATGGTCAAAAATGCCATAAGAAGTGTAGTGAAGCTGAAGCTCTGTGATGCGCTCCCATCCATAGGCTTCCCACTTTGTAGAGCCATCAGCGCAGAGATAGGAACGAACGCCGTAGCCACTGTGTTGAGCCTGGCGATCAGCTTCAAGCTTGGCAAGATAAGGGCTTTCGCGATGACCTTCGTAGGGGCGGTGCATGGTTTGGTTGCGAACAATGGAAGAATAAAAGAGAAGCGGGGCGTTGCCGCCCCTTTGTTACAAAGCTTTACGCAAGCTCAACGCGATCAATGGCGAAGTCAGGGTGGAGCTGCTGGCAAATGGAACGTGCTTGCTCAGGAGAAAAAGTGATATAGCCAAGGGCGTCATAACGCTCATTTCTACGGCAGAAGCCATAGCAGATGAACTTACGCTCTACAGGCTCAATGGTCTTGATGATGTAGGAGGGGCGGGAATCGGCAACGTGCTGCCGAGCTTGCTCAGGAGAGGCTGCATCAATGAGAAGCTCGCACTGGCCGCCATTGCGGGAGTTGGTGCAGAGGATGGAATAGGAAGTCATGGAAGGAAAGCGAAGGAAGGGCGTCGCCGCCCATGCAGAGAACAATACCAGCTTGCTAGGAGGCTGCAACAGCCTTTGTTACATTCCGTAATATTCTCAATAGAGACTCTTTATTGAGAATGGCCCAAGCCTGCCCATGCGCAAGACAGTTTCCTTAACAAATTGCTGGCTATTGGTTTTTGTATTCTTGATTTTATACAGGCCAGTTTCCGTTATTTTCACCACTGTATATTCGCCTCTCCATTGTTTAAATCCTGGATCATAAAGATCGACGATGGTTCCAATGGGAAAAGGCATGATAGTATTTGTGTTCCCAACAATTTCTTTGTGGGGCGTTACACGCCATGGAGCAGGCGGTAAGGGCTAGGCCTCGTGAAGCCTAGCCCAGCTCTACTATCGCTGCTGGTCGCAAATGCCAGCGAGCATTTCACCTGCGTATTGATGGGCTTCGCGAAGCTTATCTAGAGCTGCCTGGCGCTCATCACGAGCCCTATAGAAAGCATCTGGGCCTTGAGGATAAAAATCCCGACCATTAAGCTCGGCTTTTACTAGAGCATCAATGGCTTTGTCAATGGCATCGTAAGCAGCAGCGTATTCATTACGCAATGTGGTGAAGCCAGTGCCGTTGAGGTGGATGGTGGGGACTGTTGCCATGGGAGGAAGCGCGAACAAGAGAACAATACAAAAGAAAGGGGCCTGATGGCCCCTTTGTTGCAAAACGTTACGAAGCAAGAATTCTTTTTATATTGCCCTCAACATTCTTGAGCAAGCGTTTGTCCATGCTGCTTTTGCTGGTGACAAGAATTTTGCCAGAAGCATGCTTAAAAATATAATGCTTTGTCTCACGATGGAGAACAAAGCCATATTTTGCAGCAAGCTCAACTACTGCTCGTCTATTGTCTTTAAGCGCCATTAAAGCACTTTCCAAATGTCATCTTGCAAAGCATTTGCAAGCGTGATTAGCAAGTCTTTCTTGCTTTTATAAGCGGGCTTATTAGCGCGGGAAAGAATAAAAGAGCGAGCAGAAGAACGATCATCGGAACTGTAATCTTGCCATTTATGGCGAGCATTGTCAGAAACCATTTTGGCAATGGCTTGCTGCGTTTTGGTGAGGGGCATGGTTTTATTCAGGGAGTTGATTAAGGGCATTGCGAATGGCGTTGATGATATTAGGCAAATAACGATCATCGCGCTCAATTGTTTGAAGGCATTTTAATGCCACTTCTTTTGAGCTGGGCAATGGAGGACGGCGGGCAGTGCGAAGATCGCTGGCATCATAAATAGAACAATTTTCACTCACCCATAGACGGCATGCGTTTAATTCTTCATCGCTAGCCCATTGAGCTGCTTGATCAGCAACAAAACCAATGATGTCATCATGTTTAACTTTTGCGTTGTGCCAATCTTCCATCCATTGTTTAACTTGTTCAGAAGAAGGCCTCAACGGATGATTGTTTGTCATGTTCAGAATACGAGAGTTTGACCATTAGCTTTGATGCTTGTCACACGCTCACAATCAAACGAACGCCAAGCACCTTCTCCTTCTTTACGAGCGATGGAGAAATCACGACAACGAACAATATTGGGCTTTTTGCTGGCAATGCCAGTTCCTTTGATTTCCTTGGTGTCCCAAGGATTGAACTGGAGCTTGCGAATGGAACCATCGGCTTTGATGAATTCCACTGAAACAATGCTGTGGCCAGCATTGAAAATGAACTGTTTAATGCGGGAGGTTTTGTCCATGAGGAGCCTGTCGCCAGGGGGAGTATGGAAGAGGAAGAAAGAAAGGGGGAGCTTCTTGCGAAGCTCCTTTCCCATCGACCGAAGGAACTATAGGCTCAACTGAGCAGGGCTGTCAAGCTTTGGCACGGGGAAACCATTGGCAATGCGGCAGTAGCGCTCAGGGTGCAGGAGCAGACATTTGTCAAGGCCTTCCTTGTTGGGCAGCACGTTAGGGGAGGCTGCAATGGCAAAGGCACCTAAGCCAAAGAGAAGGCTCACCAGCAGGAATGAAGCTGTGTCTTTCATAGCTTTGAAATGCAGATGGACGCTTCGCCCTGAGAAGGGGAAGCAATGCGAGAGAAGCTGCCGTAGGACAGATCGAGAATGCGACCCCCGTAGTATGGGCCTCGATCATTCACTGTCACCACCACTGACTTTCCATTGTTGCGATTCTTCACACGCAATTGCGTGCCAAATGGAAGCCAGGGGTGGGCAGCAGTCATTGCATAGGCATTGAACGTGGAGCCACTGGCAGTGCGCTGGCCATGGTAGGAGTCCCCAATTCCGTAGTGCGAGGCGTAGCCGCATTGGAGCGTTGCTGCTTGTGCCTGGAGAGGGCAGAGCAACAGGAGAGAGAAAAGCAGTCGTTTCATCAATTAGTACAAAAGAACTAGCGAGGGCCATGTCGTCTCCGACAAGGCAATGCCCATTGTGCCATGAAATGAGCAGTTGCTGCCGAGCGGACGCAGCGTGTTATGATTTCGCAGTGGTTGGTCCTAGCGGCTTAATTGCTGCTCTCGTCTTCGGGCGAGCCGTAAGGGTGGACGGGGCTGGTGATGCGGGCAAAGATCGAACGATCTAGCCAAGGAGTTTTGCATGGTCTCCTGCGAGGCGCATCGCCCTCTCTAGAAGCTCTGAGAGCAAAAGCCTCATCGGAAGCCACGAAAGGGAAAGGGAGGGCGAAAGCCCTCCTTTTCTTTTGCCTATAGAAAGCCAGCTAGACTCAAGCAATACAAGACCAGCCGATCATGAAGCTTTCTGCAGAGCAGGAAAGAGAAAGGCTTAAGCGATGGATGGCAAGCGGGGAGGTTTATGACCCTCGCAATGAATCGACTTATGACACTTGGGACGTAGGGATGGAACCTCTTCCTGGTGACACTACGTGGACAAAGAAAAAGCCCCTTAAGGGGCTTTAGCAGGAATCTTGATAAATGGCGTTTATTGGAAATCCTGATAATTAGCAAAATTCTCAGTGGGTCTGACTACTGGAGTTGGATCGGCGTGAATGAAAGCTCAAACCACTCATTGCTTTCGTTGCAGTACAGAAGGCGTGGAGGTGTTGATTCAAGCCAAAGCAGTTGGTTTTGGCAGTTCGTTTGGGTTTCCCAAGGAGGGGTAGGACCACGGCGAAGTCTGTAAACCCCACCGCTTGGAAGGTTAAGGCCGATGCCTTTGGCACCATCAAAGCCTGCCTCTTTTGGGTTCATTGGGCATCAAGCTCATCAGCGATGGCGAGTAAGTCGTCCGCGTCGCACTGCCATATGTCGTGGCCGGGATGCCTTTGCGTCTGGGCTACAGCAGCACGAAGGGCGGCGGCAGCGATCCAGCGGGATTCGTTTAGCACGTCATCCGGACCGTAAGAGCTTTTGCCGCTGGCAGCATCTAGCACCGCCTGAGCAGCGGGTGAAAGTTCAGCCATTGTCAATCACCTGAATAGTTTTTGTGCAGTGCTTACGGATGATGAGCTTGTGAAATCCTTCTTGAGCGTAGGTTTGCAGATAACGCATCCCTTCACGCTGCACA